TAGATGCGTCTACAGCTCAAGTGTTTACAGCCACACTGAACGGCAATGTTACGTTTACTCTTTCTGGAGAGAACGCTGTTTCTAATCGCTCATCATCGTTTATTCTTATTTTGACAAATGATGGAACGGCCAGTAGAACTGTAGCATTTACTGGAGGAACAGTTGAGTTACCCGGAGGCTCTGTTAGTCGTAGCACTGGAGCTAATGCAACTGACATCTGGTTCTTTATGACACCAGATAATGGTACGACTTGGTATGTGAATATACCTTTGAAGAATATGTCTTAATTTAATTCCCTTGATAGGAGATATCGTTATGGCGCTTACTGCCGAACAACAAGCACAAGTAGATGTACAGACAGCTATTGAAGATCACAGAAATTTGTCTGAGGCTGCGGCAGAAAATCGCCGTATAAAACTAGAAATGGTTAGGTTGGCAAAAGAAATAATAATTACAAACGAAGGCAACCGGCCTGTTGCTGATAGAAACGTAACTTCCGAGGGCGTACTTGATATGGCTAAGGTTCTTGTAGGCTACATAAACGAGTAACATTAATAAATGCAACACATTATTACCCCTAAAAGCAAAGTGTTGCCCTCACACTGTTGGTGGCAAAATTCGTTTACTAATGAAGAGCTAGATCATTTAGGTAATTTGTGTTCTGTAAATTGTGAAGATGCTGTTGTTGGTGGAAGTGGTCAAGTAAAACCAGAAGTAAGAAAGGCAAAAGTTAATTGGCTGAACAAAGAAAACGGTGCGGAAGAAATTTTTGAAAAATTATCCTCAGTGGTTTCTTCTATAAATGCTCAGTATTATGGTTTTAATGTAATTGGTTTTGGAGAACCCTTGCAGTTAACCACTTACTCTAGTGAAAACCAAGGCATGTATTCTTGGCATCAAGACTCAGGAGGCAACATTAGCAGGAAACTTTCTGTAGTTGTGCAGCTTTCTGATCCTTGCGAATATGAAGGTGGTCAATTACAAATTTGGTCTAACAGTGGAGTAGAAGATATTCCTCGTGAAAAAGGTTTAATCACAATATTTCCCTGCTGGACTATGCATCAAGTAACTCCTGTTACTTCTGGCAAACGTAAGTCGTTAGTGTGTTGGATTTCTGGGCCTGATTTTATATGAAAGCAAATATTGATTTGTCTAGCTTTATAGGTGTTTTTTCTGATGTCTATGAAGAAGGATACTGCCAACATTTAATAGAAGCGTTTGAACATCATCAAAGTATAGGTGCTGGAGGTAATAGGCAAAGCGCAAACGAAGGCCCGTATAGCGCCCACAAGCACATTAAAGATGATTACTCTATTTTTTGTAATGGTAAAAATATTAGGTTTGATCCGTTTAACGGACAATCCATATCAAAAACTTTTTTTGATGGTGTCCAACAATGCTTTGATATTTACACAGAACAATTTTCTACCTTAAGGGATCATGTGTTAAGTGGTACTGAATTTAAAATGCAGAAAACATCTAGAGGTCAAGGTTATCACGCTTGGCACTCGGAGCAAGGAAATGGACATGACAATAGAGTTTTAGTGTATATGCTTTATTTAAATACCATACAAGACAATTCTTCTGAAACAGAATTCTTGTATCAACAAAAAAGAATAAGTCCTGTAGAAAACACAATGCTTATTTGGCCTGCTGGTTTTACACATGCTCACAGAGGTAATCCTGTCCACGGAGACACGCCAAAGTATGCAGTGACAGGATGGTTTGAGCTTGAATAGAGGACACAACTATGCCAATAGGATCAAGTAAGTCAGGAGTGATGGGCGCTGGGATAACTCCGGGCGGCTCAGAAGTATTCAATAGCAGCGGAACCTTTACCGCTCCTGCCGGAATTACCACTGTAAATATAACTGGTACTGGTGGGGCAGGAAATTCTGGAAGTTCTGGAAATTCTGGCAACCCCGGAAAAGGTGGCAATGGCGCGACAGGAAATTCTGGAGGCGCTGGTGGCGGTGGTGGCAATGGTAATCCCGGTTCATCAGGTAATGCGGGTAGCTCTGGAAACGCTGGTACTGCCAGCACTGGTTTGAGTCAAACCTTCCCCGGAGGAGCCGCAGGCAATGGCGGATCGGCAGGTAACGCTGGCGCTAATGGTAATAATGGATCTAGTTCAACTAGAGGCAATCCGGGCGGTGGTCAAGGAATGTCGGGCGGTGCTTTTGGCACTACTCAAATTGGTGGCGGTGGTGGCGGTGGTGCTGGCACTACCAACAGTGGTTCGGGTACTGGTGGTACGGATCGTTCTGGACAAGATGGCGGAAGTCCCGGCGGTGGAAGAGGAGGAGATGGCAAGCTTTTTGCTCCGGGGGCTAATACTCCTCCTAATGGGGGAGCTTCAGGTTCCGTTGAACGCGCTGGTGGCGGCGGTGGTGGCGGTGGAGCTTTAGGTAATGGCGGTGGTGGTGGAGGAAGGGGTAGTGCTGGAAACTCTGGAGCCTCAGGAGGCTCAGGCGGCTCTTCTAGCCCTACTACGGTTAATGGCATTACTGTTGTCTCTGGAGATTCATATCCCATATCGGTGGCTTCTGGTGGTCAGGTAACTGTGAGTTTTGATCCGCAATAATCTATAGAGAATTTACGATTAGCTTATGAAAAGCAGGGAATATCAGCAAAAATTAAAAGAGGCTCAGAGGCAAGAGCATATAGAATCTTTGGATGGTGAAAAGAATAGGGCGCGTTCTTTAAACGTAGGTAACGCAGGAGCTGGCGTTACTGAGGTAACAATGCGGACTAAAGATGGTTCGTATATCTGGTATCTTATGCAGCCAGTTGAAGTTATTGAATTAATACATCAGCTATCCGCTAATGTTGGATGTCATTTACAATTAACTCCGAGAGAAGATTTTTCTAGTTGGAGAAACTGGAACCCATTAACCGTTGAGGATAAGTTACACTTGAATGGACATCCTCCACACCCCAATGATTTAGCAATAAGTAAAGATGCTGGACGAATTGCATTACCCTCTGTAGAGAAGGATAAGGTGGAGCGTGTCCCAGCTAAGGAGAAACGAAATGTGGCAACTAAAAAAATTGTCAACAAACGAAGAGCTAAGTGAGGTCGGCCCTCTTCCTGTTAACTGGGGGCCAATATTTGGTTTAGAGGGGATTAAAGATCGCCTTGGAGAGCTATCGTGGCTAGGAGATAAATACTCAGATATGGGCTGGGTTGAAGTAGAGGGGTCTGGAGACTCTGGTATAGAAACGTCTTCTGAGGCCGATCTTGCTTGGGATAAGGCTAAGGCAGCTTTGCGAAGTTCAGATTGGACAATGTTGCCAGATGTCCCTATGACAGCTTCACAGAAAGATGCTTGGATTTTGTATCGAAAAAGTCTTAGAGAAATAAGATCTCAAAGCGGGTTCCCCAGCGACATCACTTGGCCTTCTGCTCCAGAGTGAGTTCTATTTCTTATGTAGGAGAAGACTTATATAACGAGAAAAATTTTCCCGTTATGATGTCTTGGGAAAAACCCTATATGGAGCATTGCATAAACATGCTTCATCCTGTCGGAGATGTATTGGAGATAGGTTTTGGTTCAGGTTACTCCGCTCAACAAATACAAAACTTTCCGATACGTTCCCACACCATAGTTGAGTGTGATGTGGAAGTAATAAAAAAATTACGCATTTGGGCTAACTCTCAATCAAAGCCTGTAAACATAATACAAGGTACTTGGCAAACTGTTCTTGGTTTACTAGGACGTTTTGATACGTTCTTTTTTGATGATTGTTTCTTAACAGCCCACCCGTATGAGCATAATATGGCGGGTTTTAAATACTTTCTAGAGCGAATAATAAAATTTCACTCTAATAGAATGTCTAAAATAGGCTGGTATTGTGAGGATGTTCCTCCAGAAAAAACTCAGAATTTATTTAAAAGGTTAAAACTAGACTACGAAATATCCACGTTTAATATAGAAAAACCTAAGAACTTACCGTATGCAACTAAACATAAAGACGTAATGTTCGTTCCTCAGCTAACTTACTATGGATAAAACTCTTTACGACCTTTCTTACAAGATGCCTATATTTAAAGGTAAAGCGGTTAATCATAAGTCTGCAAGACACAACATTATTAAAGAGATACAGACTACCCCTAAGTACAGCATCAAAAGTGAAGACATACAGCTTACAGATTGTGACTGGCATTTAGGAGAGTCTTATCCAAAGACATATTGGCCTTATGCATTTGACGCTATTTCTCCGTGTATAGCCCAATCAGCAGTAGAAATGGAATTTTCTCGATGGGAGATAGGAGACCATTGGTATCAATGGTATGAACAAGGGGACTACCACAACTGGCATACACACGGAAACTCAATGTTTGTTGGGGTTTATTACGCTCTTCTGCCTTCAGGCAGTCCTTCTATAACTTTCAATTGGCAAGGAGAGTTAATAAATTTTGCGGTTGAGGAGGGGGATGTAATTATTTTCCCCGCTTATCTTAGGCATAAGGCTTCGGTTAATGAATCTTCAGAAACAAAAGTAATATTATCTTTTAATTTAAACTATAGATAACATTGTGGTAATACTTTGATTATATATTGCAGTGAGTTTAATCATATATTTGAAGAATACTTACAGCCTTTGATAAAAGCTAGAGCTGATAAAGATAAACAATTTTGTTTGTCATCAGAGTTATTAGAAAAGTCAAGAGTATTAAAATGCCCAGCGCACATAGATACTCTCCATAATTACTTCGTTGTTCGTTCTGTTTACAATTACAAAATAGTATGGGATGGAGAAAAATTTTATTCTCCTGATTATGACCAAAACTTTTGGGATAATAACGTATCTCCTAGAGATAGCAGCAATGGAGTTATTTCTTTCTTTCCCCCTCAGTTATATTTGTTTGCAGAACAAAGCTTGAATGTAGAGTTAGTTCCTGCCTTTTGGCATAAGAACAGTGTTGTTTCAAATACCTCTGTAATTGGCGGAGCTTATGATATTGGACGGCATTTTAGAAAAATAGAATGCGCTATGGTTTTACACGAACCGTGTGATCTAGAAATAAATCGCGGAGATGCTTTGTACTATTTGAAGTTTCACACTAATCAGAAAATAAAAATAAAATATTTTCATATGGTTAACAAAATCAAAGAACTTTCGTCAGGCACACTGCTTCCTCAACAAGCGAACTCAGGGGCTACACTGTCCTTAAAATATTGGTATGCAAAAAATAAATTATTTTATCGCAGGAGGTTGTTAGAGCTAATAAAAAACAACTTACTGTAGTGAGGCGTAAAAATGGCAGCAGAGATACTAGCAGCAGTGCAAATTTGCGCCTCGTCTTACCGACTTATAAAGGCGGCTGTACATGAGGGCCGTGAAATAACAGACATGTCCAAATCTATTAGTAAGTTTTGGGACGCAAGAGAACAGGTAAGTGTTCTTGAGCAGAAAGCTACAAATCAAAGCAAAATAGAAAAATTGTTTGGCGGCAAATCCATAGAAAGTCAGGCACTAGAAATAACTCTTCAAAAACAAAAAGCAATCCAGTTAGAAAAAGATCTAAAAGAATTATTTTACTGGACTGGCAATGGCAATCTTTGGCAAGACATGATCAGAGAGCGTACCAGATTAAGAAATATGCGTATTTATGAAGCAAAAGCAAAAGCAGAAGCAAGAGCTAACACAATTGATGTTGTGATGGTGTTGATGTTTTTAATACTTTCTGGCTTGTTTGTAGTTTGGATTACTAGCGTGGTGATGAAGTAATGGATTATCAAGTAATGTTTAACGTGGCTATTGCCTTAGCAGGGTTTATTGGTGGCTGGGTAGTAAACCGTGTGTTTGCTTTGCTTGACCGAATAGACGCTGACATGAAATCT